AGCCATTGTCAGTGTTATTGTATTACTACTATTATAGTCGATTCCAGTTTCCAAGACATCTCCAGAACTGGTCTTAACTGTTACGTTTGGTGAAAAACCAAGGTTGTGATTTATTGTTAAAGAATATATTCCATTTACTGGACCAGTTACCTGCGCTAGCTCCCATGTGTGCTCAAGTGCATAGTCTGATCCAGATGCAGCAAGTGGGATTATTGTTGCTCCAGACCAAGATAGGTCTGAAAGCTTTGGGCCGTAGAAATCGGTATTTTCTGTATTATAATAAAAGTCTCCAGTAACTCCTAAATTATTAGCTGGAGAACCAACTCCATTTAGAATTGTTCTTCCAGCAGGTCCTTGTGGTCCTGGTGAAGTTATAACTACATCGTTTACTGTTTGGGTTACTATTACTGATTCAGCCATTAAATTGTCACCGATCTACTAAGTGTCAGAAAGCCTTCAACAAGCTTAGTCTTAACTGCATTAGAGTCGGTAAGCATAACATCATAAGATGATTTTGGATAAAACAATTTATTTGTTTGAGTTGGTGTCATCCTAATTGTTAACTTACCATTAGGAGCATCTATTGTAATTCCGCCTGAAGGCGAAGTAAGAGTAAAAGCTAATTTAGATCCGCCTTTTGTATCACGGACCTGCATTTTTGCGGAAGCGCCAGTAAGATCAATCGCATCTCCATCTGAGTCTTTGTATTCGACTATAAATGTAAATGTCGCATTTTGATCTACTTCAAAATTCTTTTGTCCTGCCATTTGCTAGTACTCCTAAATAGGAAAACTCCTATGCTTACTTTGGATTTGTATTTCCAGTCATGTACAAAGCAATTGCGGCTGAAAGAAATGCTCGTGCATATGTTCCTAGCGCTGCTAAAATTTCCTCTGTCATTGTAACCTTTCCGTCCTTATTTAGATCTGTGTTCATTTGATCATCTCCAATTTTGAGCGTTTTGCCCAGAATTTTGAGGGTATTTCCCCCAATACTATTATTCTACCACTAAGCTGAAATATCTACAATCTCACAATTGCCGTCTGACGTACAGGCAAGAGTCTGTGTTCCAGATGTTCCGTCTTCTGTTTCGTAGAAAGATAAGTCTTCCCAACGAATACTCTTTGGCATTTTGCCAAGCAAGTCGAGGTACTCTTCTTTTGAAACTTCTTGGTAAGGTGCTTGCTTATATGAGTGATCTGAGTGTGGCAAGAATGAGATTCCAGAAACCTCATCAAAGTGCTTGTAGACCCAGGCACCAACTTCCATCCACTCATCTTCTTTTACAGACACTGTAATTGATGGCTTATGTTCACACCATGCACGCTGATATACAAGCCATGTATTTAAATGATCAATTGCTGTTAAGTCATTTCTTACAATTGCACCTTGTGGTGCTTTGACTGGAAATGAAAATACATATGTATCATTTGGCTTCATTACATCATCTTCTACTGGAATTCCTACTTCCTTCAAAAATGTTGAGATTGGATCCTTTTTGTCACCACGAACTGTGCGAATATAATATTCTGAGTGCCATGGATGCATTCCTGAAGAAACTCCTACAAGCTGTGATACTGTTCCTGAAGGCTTAACACATGTAATAGCTGCAGACTCCTGAATTCCAATTCTTGCTGCTTCTTCTGAATTAGTTGTTCTTGCATATTCACGAAGACCGTTTAATACATCTTCTAGCTTCTTAAGATTTTCTTTACCAGAAAAGAACTTGTGTCCAAATTGTCCTGTAAGAGAAACTCCTAGTAGTCTTTCTTCCTCTGTATTATCCTTCCAGATTTTACGCAAATATTTAAAGTCTGTTAATGTAGACTGCCATGTGCCAAGAATCGTTGCCAGACGGACTTTATTTGCAACATCTTCAACTGTATCCTTTTCACGTAGTACGACTTCTGAAAGATTACAAAACTGGTAAGGACGTAAAATAATTTCGGAACATGGGTTTGTTCCGTAATGTATTTCTGGATCTCTGCGTCCATACTTTGCCGCTTGCTTTTGCGCTGCTGCAACATTATAAATTCCACGTTCGCCTGACTTTGAGTCATAAAGTGATTTCCATTCTGCAATAAACTGCTCCATTTCTGGCTTACGTGAGTAAGCAACAGAGTTATTCGAAAGAGCACGTTGTGAGTTATTCTCCCACCAGTTACCTGACTTTGCTTGTGCCATTTCAATATCATTAATATTTGAAAGAGAAATCATTGCTGAGCGGCGAACACCACCAACAACTACAATCTCTCCAATCTTACACATAATATCGTGTGCTTCAATTGGCTTTAGTTGACGACCAACGGCTCCCTTAAATTTTGCAATAGTAAAATCAAAAAGATTGATAAGTGGTTGTGGTCCAGATGAGCGACCACCCATTGTCTTAAGACGAGCACCAGCTGGGCGTAATTTGCTTACATCAATTGCTGGAATCTGACCAGACCATAAAAGAGCAAGTAGTTCACGATATGCTTTTGCCCAACCCTGCTTTGAGTCTTCAACTGTAATTACTGTAGACGACTTCTCAAATGATTCTGGGACTGTAGGAAGCTTATTAACATACTTATACTCAACAGAAAAACCAACACCTGTTCCACACATCAAAATATACATAGTCTCATCAAATGATCTTGGCGAATCAACTGGAACAAATGAGCAGTTATATCCTGCAACATGATCTCTATCCAATGCGGCACCTGCAGTCATAACAGATCTCATTGATGGCATCACATTACGATTAAACACAGCATCTTTAACTTCTTCTAATGTCTTTCTGTCTGGAGTATAGTTATGCTCTTTAAGAAGGTGACCTAGCATAAAGTCAAAATATCTATCTACTGTCTCACCCCATGTTTCACGACGATTTTCTTCTGACATCCATCTTGCATAGCGAGACAATGCGATAAAGTTTTCATATGGGTTTTCAATAGTTCTTGACATTTTTTAGTGACACCTTTTCTTCCGCCTTACGGATTAATTTAAAATTGAATGAGGTCTAAGTGTATCAAACTTTATTTTAGTGGGGAAGGGGTTATGCAAACTTTTTAAAAATATGTTCAAAAGCTTTATTGGTCAACTGATCCCAACTATATTCTTCGTGTATTCTAGTCGACTGGGCATAATAATAACCAGAGTATGCTTTAAAATTTAAAGACACATCTCTCATCAATTCCGCCAAATGCTTTTGATTTGGTTCAAAAACTTTACCATCATGGAATGACCATGGAGAATCAATTATCTCTGATTTTAACTTTAGGGGGCCGATAAAGTTTTCATAATGACACCAATCATAAGTAGATATAACTGGCATTCCAGTAGCAAGTGCTTGTAGTGGTATAAATCCAAAACCTTCACCGTAACTAGGATAAATTAATACATCATGCTGATGATACAAATCAACTAATTGTTGTTCGGTATACTTTTCTGTAATTATATTAATATTATTATATATCTCATTAGGTAAACCAACTATATTTCTATCTATATAATTATTATATATTCTAGTAGTATTATTATTATATGCCTTAATAGTTAAAGAGTATTTATGGTTATTTCCAAAAAGGGAAGTAAAAGTATCAACTACCATCTGTCCCGCTTTTCTTGGAGCTGGTTCTCCAACATGAAGGAATCTAATGACTCCATCATCTTTTCTTTTTAGCGGTCTCCATATAGGATCGATTCCATGTGGATAAACTTTTACATTAGGTATTCCATTATTTTCAAACACGCTCTTGCACCAATTAGATGTTGTCCACACTTCATCGCATGCTAGCATTATTGGCTTCCATTCAGATGGAATCTCTGTGGATTCCCATGGAGTATAACTAATTTGATATTGATCATTATTAAACTTAAAATAAACAGGCTGAGAAAAATTTAATTGTACTGGAGCATCAGGATTATTAATATTAACATTATGTCCTAATCTTTTTAATGATTCCATGATTTTTAAGCTTGCATGACCATAGCCATTAAAGATTTTAAGGTTATCTGACGGTGTAGAAAATGATATATCCATAATAATTTCTGGTTGACTGACTTGACAGTAACTTACTGACAATGTTAAGATTATGACTGACTTGACAGTAACTTACTGACAATGTTAAGATTATAGTTCGTTATCTCTAAAGGAGGAAATGCCAATGGAGAATATAAAGCAAAAGCTAAGCGATTTTGCTCACAGTACAACTGTAATAGTAATGATAACATTATTTCTATTTACAAACAATACCGTGGTACCCGCTCAAGCTTTAAAAGTAGAACCAAAGACAGAAGTACAACTTAAGCAAGAAACCTTAGAGAAGTACAGCAATACTGTTTACAAGCCTTCGGAAAAGCTTTCAGACATTGAATTGAAAGAACTACTGGCAGCAGTAGGTTTTGAAGGAAAAGCCCTTAGAACGGCTTGGGCCATTGCAAAGAGGGAGTCCAGCGGACGACCACTAGCATATAATGGTAACAGGAAAACTGGAGACAGTTCCTATGGAATTTTTCAGATCAACATGTTGGGAGACCTTGGTGTTGTTCGTAAAGAAAAATTTGACCTGAGATCAAATGTACTACTATTTGATCCAGTAATAAACGCAGAGATAACGTATTACATGACCAAGGGCGGTACTAATTGGTCAGCTTGGAAGGGTTTAACCCCAAAAGCAAAGGAATTTTATTTGAAATTCCCAACTACTCAGAAGTAGGAGAAAATGCGTAGGATACAGTATGTATCTAAATACATAGCACTTTCTGAAGAGGGCCTTGTACCTAGACTGGCTTGTCCACTAGATCAAGGCCTTCTTCTTCCTAATCAAAACGATCAGGATGAGATATACTTATATTGCCTTTCCTGCGAATACAAGAAGTTTATAGGATTTGGCTTTTACGATGAAATTATTAAAGCGGTAAAGAAAGCTGATAAAAATGTCATGTGATAAAGACTGTCAATGCAACAGCACCCCCATTATTCCTATTGATAATATGGGGCGGGAAAAATTTTGGGAAGACTTAGGTAGACCAGATGACAAATGAAGAAAGATCCTCAGATTTAGAAGATAACCTACCAATGGTCAATTACATTATGCTTCATCGCATATATGACCTTTTGACAATTATTGCAAATAAGCTAGTTGGGCCAGATGATACATCTAAGATGGTTTCATATCATGAGGAAGGGTACCTTCTTGGACCCGCCCCATCATACTCTGCTCCAACTGAAGATGATGGGCAGCAAACTTTATTTTAAAAACAGTTGACTTAAAATAAAACCTATTTTACAATTGAATTGTACGTGGTTGTAGCATCCCACATGTTCCCATGTACATATATCGCAAGATATGAGAACCCAATCGGATCCGCCTCTGATTGGGTTTCTTGCTATAATGAGTATATGATAAGACATAGGCTGCAAGCGCTATCTACTTCTACTCCAGCGCAATTAACAATAGATGATGAAGTTCAATCTGCAAATACTTTAGTTGTGCAAAACATAAATGACAATGGATTTATTTATCTAGGGACTTCTTCTGTATCGTCTAGTAATTATGGATATAAGCTATACCCAGGTCAAGGGTTTACAATTGAGCTTTCTTCTTACACAAGAGTGTATGCGGTATCATCTGGATCAGGAATGTCGGCGGCAGTAATGGTGATAGAACGTGCCATTTAACACAGTAGGAATTGGTCCTATACCAGATGCACCTCCAGTTCATTGGAGTCCAACATTTCAAGCAACTGGTTTAACATTTACTGGAACAAACTCAACATATCCGACAGCCAACTCTGTATATGCAAAATCAGGATACGTGGTTACTTTTTGGATACAGATAGATTTAAG